GGAAATATGATAAACAAGTTCTTAGAGAATGTATACAATATGCTGAAGAGTTCCCAGTACAAGGTTTACATGGTGTAAGAGAGTATCATGATAGTGTGCAGAACATTTATGATGGTAATGAGCAGAAGGCTTTTAGTACTGGTTTCAAAGAGTTAGACAAGATTTACAAAATCATGCCTGGAACTTTTAATCTAATAACTGGTATTCCAAATCATGGTAAGAGTAACTTCCTAGATCAGATACTTCTTAATCTTGCAGAGAATAATAATTGGAACTTTGCAGTATTTAGTCCAGAGCATTCTACACCTAATCACATTAGACGATTACTTGAGAAGAGGTGTAGAAAGCCATTTGACATAGGTTTTACTGCTAGACTTACACAAGACGAACTGAATAGTGGCATAGACTTTTTAGATGAGCACTTCAAATTTATTGAGAATACAGAAGAGATCCCAGACATAGAATTTATATTAGGTAAGGCGAAAGTAGCCAAACAGAGGTTTGGTATCAAGGGTTTAGTCATAGACCCATTTAATCAGATTAGTCCTAACAGAGATTACTCAAAGCGTGAGGATGAACACATTCGTGACATAATTGCTAAGTGTCAGCAGTTTGCAAGAAATCATCAGTTAGTAGTTTGGATGGTAGCTCATCCACATAAACTGCAGAGAAATGATAGTGGAGTAGTTCCACCACCGGATCTATATCAAGTTAGTGGATCAGCACATTGGGCAAACATGAGTGACACTGCATTGGTTGTGCATAGAGACTTTGAGGATAATTCAACTAAAATAATTACAAGAAAGATTAGAGAGCAAGGCGTGTATGGACACATAGGTCAAAAGTATTTTTCATATAACAATACAACTAAGATATATGAAGAGATAGTAGAGGAGAGCATTGATGGAACTTACGTCTGATATTGATGAGGCTACACAACTAGAGCTTGATAAAAAGTATGAAGACTTGATGGAAAAACTAAAAACTATTAACTTAAAGTTGTACAGAAGACTAAGAGCTAATGAGAAAGTTGGATTTGAAAAAGATGTACATACAAATATTAATGAAGATGAACAGTTTGAAATGGAGTTATAAATGAGACACAAAATGTTAAGTGTAAGTTATAATTGGGATAATGAAACACCAAAAGTTACATATCATGCTAATTTTGAAGGCTATGATTATGTACAAAAAATAGATGGATTGATAGATGTTATAAATCAATTGCAAAACAAAAGAGAAGAAATACAGAAGGCAGAGTATGAAGACCAAAAGCAAAAAGACGATCAAAAAAGTAGGTAGACCTAAATTTATAGTTACAAAAGAGATGTGTGAAAGAGCAGAAGCCTATGCATCTCAAGGACTTACGTCTGAACAAATAGCTTTAGCTTTAGGTATAGGCGAATCAACATTGTACGATAAACAGAATGAGTTTACAGAGTTTGGAGAGGCTATAAAAAGAGGTAGAGGCAGAGGAATACAAAGAGTAACTAATAAGCTATATGAGAAAGCCTTAGAAGGAGATAATACTGCAATGATCTTCTACCTTAAAAACAGAGCGGGTTGGCAAGATAAGATAGAGAAAGAAACTATAATAGAGCAAAAACAAGTAATAGACCTAACTAGGATAAGTGATAATGAACTTAGAAAACTTGAATCAATCCTTACCTCAGTTGCTAGTGAACGTAAGAGCGGAGCGAATGAGGAGATCATTGAAGGAGTTCACCAAAAGCAGTTGGGCAACGATTGAGCCTGGTAGAGACTTTTATGACAATTGGCATATAGATGCTATATCAGAGCACTTACAAGCAGTCGTAGAAGGCGATATTAGAAGATTAATAATAAATATACCACCAAGACATATGAAATCTATAAGCGTTGCAGTAGCATTGCCCGCTTGGACTTGGACTATTCAGCCAGAGAAAAGGTTTCTATTTGCTAGTTATGCAGGAACTTTATCTATTAGAGATAGCGTTAAGTGTAGAAGACTAATAGATAGTGCTTGGTATAAGAGATATTTTGGAGATACATTTTCATTAACCACAGATCAAAATCAGAAACAAAGATTTGAAAACGATAAAACTGGCATAAGGATAGCAACGTCAGTAGATGGAGCACTTACTGGTGAAGGTGGTGACATTATCGTGGTAGATGATCCACATAACGTAAGAGAGGCTGAATCAAGTGCAGTTAGAGAGGGAGTTCTTGATTGGTGGGATCAAGCAATGCAAACAAGACTGAATGATCCTAAGACTGGTGCTTTTATTATCATCATGCAAAGAGTACATGAGAACGACCTAACTGGACACATTCTCGCAAACGAATATAACGATTGGGATCACCTATGTTTACCCGCTAGATATGAGATTGGTCATCCTACGCCTACAAAAACATCTCTAAATTTTACTGATCCTAGAACTAAAGAGGGTGAATTATTATGGGAAAGCAGAATAGATGATAATACATTAACTCAGTTAGAGAAAAGTTTGGGTTCATATGCAAGTGCTGGGCAACTGCAACAAAGACCTATGCCAAAAGGTGGTGGTATACTGAAGAAGGAATGGTGGGTTCCCTGGGAACAAGATGACTTGCCAGATATAGAATATCTAGTTCAAAGTTACGATACTGCATTTTCTACAAAAGAAACAAGTAGTTACAGTGCTAGGACTACATGGGGTATATTTAGAATGAATGGACAAGTTAATGCAATAGTTGTAGAGATGTGGTACGATAAAGTATCTTACCCAGAGCTAAGAGCACTAGCTCAAGAGGCATATGATGACTGGCAGCCTGATACAGTATTGATAGAAAAGAAGGCTAGTGGTCAAAGTTTACTTCAAGATTTAAGGATGGGTGGGATACCAGTATTGGCTTACTCGCCAGACAGAGACAAGATTGCAAGAGCACATAGTAGTTCTGCATTGTTAGAAGATGGAAGGATTTATTATCCAGCAAGTAAAAAATGGGCAAAAAATCTAATAGATATATGTTCAGCCTTTCCTGCGGGTGATAATGATGATATAGTTGACACTTGTACACAGGCATGGCTAAGATTGAGAAAAGGTTGGTTTATTACTCATTCTACAGACTATGACGAAGATGACAGTACAGAAGAAAGAAGGATGACAATTTATGGCTAGAGAACCTCAAGTAATCCCTTTTGCAGAAACAATGCCTAGCGATGAGTTTCAAGTAGAAAAACTCAATGAAGAAGAAGTGCTTATAGGCGATCCAAACTTAGATGTAGTTGAGGATAGAGAAAGCACATTTGACGAAAACCTTGCAGAACAAATAGATGCCAAAGAACTAAATGCAGTGGCAACTGATCTAATTAGTTATTATGAGACTGACAAAGAGGCTAGATCAGAGTGGGAATACAGATACAAGCAAGGTCTAGAAACGCTAGATCCACAAGGTGGTCAAGAGGAAGAGGAAGACCAAAGAGCATCTAGAGGACTAAGTACAGTTGTGCATCCTATGATTGCAGAGGCGGCTACACAATTTAACGCTAGAGCAATTGCAGAACTTTACCCAAGTGGCGGGCCAGTCAAGACAGTTATAGTTGGAGATCCTAGTGAAGAGTTAGAAGAACAAGCTAGGCGTGTAAAAGACTTTATGAACTATCAGATTACCCAAGAGATGCCAGAATATTTTACTGACTTAGACCAAATGCTTTTTCAGTTGCCACTAATTGGACATACATTCAAGAAAGTTTGGTGGGATGCATCATTAGATAGACAGTGTTCTCAGTTCGTGAAAGCAGAGGACTTTGTTGTATCGCCTGAGAGCAAAGACTTATATACGTCAGTCAGATATACTCATGTAATTAGAATGCCAAGAAACGATTTCAATAAATATGTTGAGGCTGGATTTTATTTACCTAGTAAGTATATGTCAGAAGACATAGATCCAAGTGGAGATTATACAAGCGAAATAGAAGGGGTAGACCCTTACAACAGTGAGGCAAAAGATGAAGTAATGACTTTGCTTGAGATGCATTGCTACATTAGTTTTGATGGAATAGATGATGTTGTTGATTCAGAAGATGATGACATAGTTCATCTACCTTATGTAATTACAATAGATTACGATGCACAAAAGATAGTTGCAGTAAGACGTAATTGGAACGAGGCAGACGAGAAGAAAAAACGTAGAGATTGGTTTGTAAGTTACAAGTTCTTGCCAGGCATAGGATTTTATGGTTTTGGCTTGTATCACATGATAGGTGGATTAGGTAAGGCGGCTACTGGAGCACTTAGAGCATTACTAGATAGTGCGGCTTTTGCTAATATGCAAGGTGGTTTTAAACTCAAAGGCAGAGTTACTGGTGGAGAGATGCAGATAAATCCAGGAGAATTTGCTGATTTAGATGCTACTGTAGATGACGTAAACAAAGCTATCATGCCTTTACCATTCAAAGAGCCATCAGGCACACTATTTAATCTCATGAATGCCATCACAGATATTGGTAGAAGATTTGCTAATACTGCAGATTTAAACGTAGGTGACGTAAACCCTAATGCACCAGTTGGCAGTACAGTTGCTTTAATAGAGCAAGGTAGCAAGTCATTTAGTGCTATACATAAAAGATTACATTATTCACAAGGGCAAGAGTTTAAATTATTAGCCAAGTTAAATGCAGAATATTTACCTCAAGAAATGAGATTTGCTCAAAGTGGTGTAGATACAATTATTTACGCTAAAGACTTTGATGCTAGAATAGATATCATTCCTATAAGTGATCCTAATATTTTTAGTACTGCACAAAGAATTGCACAAGCTCAAGCAGTTCTGCAAATGTCTCAAGCCGCTCCTCAATTACACGATCAATATGAGGCGTACAAAAGAATGTATGAGGCTATAAGAATACCAAACATAGATGAGGTATTAAAAGCACCAGAGAAGGCAGTAAGGCTTGATCCTATAGATGAAAACAT